GTAGTAGGGATCATCTTTGGGATGATATAGACTTTTTTTCATGAACCATTTAGATGAAAAGTCACCATGGTTTGTGGAGCCCGGTCATTTTGGTGACTCCCCAGACAACATAATCGTCATTGAGAATTTTATTGACACAGAAGATTTGATTGCGATTCAAAAGTTCTGCCCGACAATAGACGAGTGGAATAATGAAAAAGAAAGTGTTTTTGCAGAAGACGGAACATGCCTATATAACGCTGACTACTGGAATGACAGGCAATGCAGTAGTGAAATCCTTAAAAGGTTAAATACGGATATTTGGTTAATTATTGATAAATACATAGACAAAATGCAGATAGAAATTGAAACACGTTTTAAATGCACGGTAAGCAGAAGGCCTCCAGTGATAATGAAATGGAGACCAGGAATTGAACAGCGGCCCCATGCGGATAAGCAACTAAATGACGGAAATCCAAATGCCTTTGTTGACTATGACATTAATTCCCTGTTCTACTATAACGATGATTTTGGGGGCGGAGAGCTCTACTATCCACAGCACGATATATGTATAAAGCCAAAACCTGGATTGGCAGTAATCCATCCAGGAGATGTCAATTATCTTCATGGTGTGAGCATGATTACATCTGGAGAGAGATATACGACGCCATCATTTTATACAGTTAAAGAATTTAAGTAGGTTATCAATGCGCCCAACTCACTACTCAAAATATGATGTTGAATCAATCATTTTGACAAATAAACAAGATCTAAAGTCTGCACATCCACGATATATCACAATAATAGATAACTTCATAGAAAAAGATGATCTTCAGATACTTGATGAGCTGTGTCGCTATAACAAAGATTCATGGTGGTATGAAAAAATTCCATGCATGGATTTTATTGAGCATACTTCTGGTGAGTACAGAGAATTATGCATGAAATACGCAGTTGATTTTCAGAGAAATAGAGGTCATCAACTGCTAGACAAATACATGGATAAGGCTAAGAAAGTAATTTCTTATGAAGTAGGTCATCAGGTAGTACCAATATTTAATTTCAACAGACACCAAACATTATCTGGTGGTTTTTGTCCCGGCCACACTGACTCAGAAGGAATAGGCCCTAATGGCATCTCTTATCTTGTTGATTACTCACCAATGCATATATATGAACCGAGTCTAATTGACATATCAGCAAACATATATATCAATAACGACTATGATGGCGGTCAACTCTATTTTGAAGCATATGACATAGAGATTACGCATACCCCGGGTCAACTTGTTTTCTTTCCAGGGAGCGTTGAATATAATCATGGAGTTCGCAAGATTTCTAATGGAACAAGGTGGAATTTAATAACACACTTTGCTAGACCAAAATTGATCACAATGCACAGCGCAATACATAATATGTATTCAAAACTGTCCGATGAACAACGAGCATCTTTTCCTTTAGAGTGGAACGATGGGTATGCTCATCGTGGAAGCACTGGCGAAAATCCATGAAGGCACTTTCACAGAATATACATCGCATTAAAAACTTCCTAAACCACAAAGAAATTGCTAAAATCGTAGAATTTGCCAATGCTCAACCAGAAATAGGTGGCAAAACGATTAGTTCAAGGGCAATTCTACAGTTCAGGCCAGATACGGAAATAACTTCGTTGGTTCAAAGCTACCAACTCAATGTAGAAAAAATAATTTCAAGGACATATGGTATTGATGTAACGGACATGTCCGGCACCACAGTTCGTAAGTGGTTTAAGGGCGAATTTCAGGCTCCGCATTCTGACTGCGAGGCACAATTTAAATGGAATTATGATACTTGGGATATTTCAAATATAAATAATTTTTCTTCTATATTTATAGAATATGCGGCCTTGACATACCTGAATGACGACTATGTCGGCGGGGAAATATATTTCCCAGACCATGATCTTGAAATAAAGCCAGAACCAGGAGAGCTAATTTTTTTCCCAGGTACGCATTTCTATATACACGGAGTAAGAGAGATAATTAGCGGATATCGGTATGCAATGATGACATTTTTTACAACACCGAAACTCCAGTATTTATGGCGCACATTTGTTCTTGACGAAACACCATTAAATTTTATTGACTACAGCGCAGAAGATTCAATGGAAAATCAGCGAATATTTTCCAGGTCAAATATTCCACAAACAATGACAATATTTGGACAAAGATTTCCAAATAAAAAACGCGAAGATGTCAATGAAACAGAAAAACCATTCTGGTAAACACAAAAATAGCGTTAGAACACTGCCACCAGATAGTGGAAATTGGTTTTTTAATATAGAGATATCTAGATGGGAAGAAGCTGACTGGACTGTTGGTCCAGAAACCGATAGTCAATACAGGGAGGTAGGTGCTAAGCGCATCATGATTGATGGCTTTCCCAGGCAGGGCAATAGGTTTCTTCGTTTCCATGCCCTATCTGGAATACCACAATTAGCTATTCCCAGCAGACTTAGCCATAGTCAAAAAATTATAGAGAATGCAGTTAATAATGTTGATTGCATTATTCTTACTACAAGAAAACCAGAAGATGCAATCAGTTCATACATTTCAATGTCCACTAGTAGTCCAGGTGGTGGATTTAGCCCAATAATAAAGGCACTCTCGTCCAGTCTCTATACCAAAGATGATGAGATTTATATTAATAAATGCATAAATTACTATACAAGAATGACAAATCTTTGTATAGATTTGAAAGATTACTGCTATCTAGCACAATTTGAAATATTTTCTAAATTAACGCACATAGAAATTTGTAAAAAACTATTATCTGCTGTCAATTCTGATTTATATGTGAATTCAGAAATACACTCACTTGATGGCCGCAGTAACTCAACTTCAAATGAATTATTGAAAAAATACATATTAAGTGATAGGTTTGCTGAAGCAATGAAACAAGCAACAGATGCCTATATCAGAGCCGTATCAAAATGTAGGCACATCTAAGATGGAAAATAAAATGGTTACAGCAGAATATATTGGCAATCCAATCATGGGTCTTCTGTGTTACAGGAATGCACTCCCTGTAGAGCTAAGAATCCCTGAAAGACTTGAGGAAACTATTGGGGATAGCTCGATGGCTCCATTTATGTGGATGGACGCATTAGTTGGTGATCAGCAGAAGATGCCAGAATATCGGGATTGTGTTGATTGCAAGATAGGGCAAACCCACCTATCGCATTTACCCACCCAATTCTGCGAACTTAAAAACATCTATAACGATACAGTTGAACGCCTAACCGTATGTTTGCAAGACTATGAGTCTAGATACAACATCAGAATGGATTACATGGAGGCTATAAACTATGTGCGCTATAGGCCAGGGCAACATTTCGGCGTACATTCCGATCATGGATTTTCCTACAATTGCACTGTTTCATCGGTTATGTATCTCAATGACGACTATAAGGGTGGAGAACTCTGGTTTCCGTTTCTTAATGTGACATTCACCCCATCCTACGGAGATATTGTTTTATTCCCATCTACATATATATATGCCCATGCAGCTAAACCTATTATTTCCGGTACGAAATACGCAGCTGTCACAATGTTTGACTATAACGACAGAACACATAGGCATGGTCGTGGAGAGAATATTGATGGTACCCCAATAACATATGGAGCTGGGATACCTGGGTACTCCCAAGAGCAAGGACGTTTTAAGTTTTAGTAATGAAAGTAAGTCTTACAAAAAACCATCAATCAGCACCCGAAATAAGACAATCTCGAGTAAAAAGGGATTGGATGGATGAAACTTACAATAAGCATGCCTATCAGTGTCTTCCAATGACAGTAGCTAATGTCATGGGTTGGGAGCTTGTTCTTCAGGAAGAACTAGTAGTTAAATGGGATGGAGGGAATACACCTCCAGTTGTTCTTAGCGGAGGTAAACAGTCTGGGAGAACAGTGGCATACCCTTCAATAATTGGAATTATATCCCTCGGTATGGGGTGGACAATAAATACCGAAGATGGGTATTCAACATGGATTACTGGATCACCTAATTTTTTTATAGACGGAGCAGTACCACTAGCTGCCTCAATTCCAAGTTCTTGGTGGCCGGATGAGGTCCAGATGAACTGGAAAATTACCAAGATAAATGAGCCTGTAATTTTCCCAGCAGGTTCACCCTACTGCTTCTTTACTTTTATTCATGACTCAGTTTTGCCATCTGTTGAATTTGAGGTATCTAACCTGGGCGACAACCCAGAACTCATTGAGGCACGAAAAAAGTACAATGCACTAAAAATGCAAAATAATCAAGAAAATCCGTGGACATGGACAAAGGGGATAAAGACTGGAGTTGATGCAGATGGCAACAGAATCGGGCCAACTTTTATGGGGTTGCCTAAGCTCAGCGTCCCAGAATAGGTATACAAGGGCTACCTATCTATCTGTCAATTAATAATAAACATATATATGCGACTAAAGTAATGTAAAATATAGGCAAGCGTCAGGTCAACACGAGGAAATATAATGGCATTTTCAAATAATCTTTCACAGGCAAAAAAGAAGGCCATATACGAGAGAAGTATCGCCAACTTGGAGCAACATGTATTTAGCCTTATCCTTGAGGCTGGATTTGACCCAGATAATTTTGATAGCGAGTCATTCTCTCCTACATTTGACAACATATCTCAGGAGTTTGTCCGTTCACATGTCCTACTGCGCGCTGCACTTGATAGTCTGAATACAGTAAAGGACCAGTACGAAGAACGCTTTTAATATAAGCTGGCATCAATCCAGAAAGCAGTGCAATGAGTATTTCAGAAGAAGATAAGTTAAAAGCTAAAAACAAAGCTAAAGCATATCTAGAGCAATCAATATATGCGCTCGCACTCATGCTGTCAATTGATCCAGATGATTTGCCGGAAGAATATGAGAATCCAATTACCCCTAGTGATGACGGGATAAATAGTGAACTATGGCACTCTCATGAATGCCTAAAAGTCCAGATTAGCGCTTATTCAAAGTTGGCCTAATATGAAAATTAATCCCAAAATACCTTTCGCTAAATCTGCGAGCGATTCAATGCTGGAAAAAAATTCTGGGAACACACAAAATGACATGGATGATAAGACTGAACAAAAGCTCTTTCGTTGGAATGCTT